AAGGCTTGATGAGCGGGAAAGGTGTGCAAGGATTGCCGAGAGGTACGAGCCCGACGAAAAGTCTTCTCATGTGACGTATGCTTCTCGCGATATTCGGATGCTTTAGTCTAGCTAGATAACGCTAATGTTTACCGGGCACGCGCCGGTAGGCTCTCCATCGAGAAAACGCCGGATCGCGTGCTCCGGTACAACATTTTGTTCGTCTGCGAATCGAGGTGAGATATGGCAAAGGTAGTTGTGAATAGATGTTGGGGCGGATTCGGATTGTCGCAAGAAGCGTACAAGGAATTGGGTCTTGATTGGGACGGTTACGGATTTGCGTACAGAGAAGAAGAAAAGCGAAGCGACCCCAAGCTGGTCGAAGTAGTCGAAAGGCTTGGCGCGAAAGCCAGTGGGGCATTGGCGAACCTTCAAGTGGTCAGCATCCCAGGCGATGTTAGCTGGGAGATCGACAATTACGACGGACAGGAAGCCGTGAGAGAGCGTCATCGGTCTTGGTGATCGTCAGACGAACGCTTGCCATAACCGGGCCGAAAGGAAAACGATGACCAAACCAAACGACGTTAATGAGGCTCCGGTTCATGGCATTGTTCACACGCCGAAGTGTTGGACGTGCGAAGGAACCGGCAAGAATTGGGGATTTCGTTGCTATCGATGCAACGGGACAGGAGTATTTGGGATGACAGAAAAGCCAACGCCAGGCCCGTGGAAAATCATGTGCGACGAGGCGAGGGGCAAGCCGCGTTGTTTGATCGTAGATCAGGATGGAAACGAGATCGCGGTGGTCAACCCGTATCGCGAATCGTGGAACGAAGACGCGGAGTTAATCGCTTCTGTGCCAGTGATGGCAGAAGCGTTGCGGAAGATTGTCGCTTGGCACGATATGGACAATCAGAATATGACGTACGGCGAAGTGCAGGATATGTACGACCAAACGATTAACGCGGTGAAAGCAGCGTTGCGTAAGGTCGTGTGAACGCTCGGATTCACCGAGCCGAAAGGAAAGATAACAAGATGAGCGAGACAAACGAGGCTTCGGTGCAATCCGTGGTTGTGCGTTGTTGCTTGTGTAATCGTGTTCGCAAGATTGCCTGGTATCTCGACAACTACTTTGGGTTGGGCAGTAGATTAGATGGCGCAACGTGTCAGCAATGTTATGAAGGTGTGTCTCATAACGCTTATGGCGTTGCGCTGCATCCTCGCAGGTATCGGAACGCACTTAAACGGTGGTTGGCAAGAAACGCATAACGCTCGGATTCACCGAGCCGAAAGGAAAGAGTTAACAAAAATGGTACTTGTTGAAATTTACAACAAAGCTACAAACGAAGTTTGTAAACGCATGGGTCCAATGAACGACAGAAAAGCTGAACGTGTCATGGCTGGTGCGTCAATTAACTTAAATCATGACGATTTTGCGGTCCGGATTGTGCCCGCAGAAACAACTACCGAGAAAGAAGCAGCTAAATGATTTTGACTGGCAACGATATTGCTACTGCGGTTGATTGTGGTGACATCGTCATTGATCCGTTTGATACTGCGCAGTTGGGTCCAAACAGCTACGACTTGCGTTTAGCTCCGCACGTTGCAGTCTATGAAAACCCATACCTGGATGCCGCAGTTGAACCTGCTATTAGCAGATTTGAAATTGATAAATGCGGCTTGCTGCTTGAACCCGGCAAGTTGTATTTGATGTGCACGCGAGAAATGACTGGCGGCAATGTCTATGTGCCGGGAATCGAAGGGCGTTCTTCTGTCGGTCGTCTAGGCATTAGTATTCATGCTACTGCCGGATTTGGTGATGTTGGGTTTTTAGGAACATGGACGTTAGAAGTTTCTTGCATTCAGCCTGTCAGAGTTTACGCAAACATGCGGATTTGCCAGATATTCTTTATGCGGTGTAACCCAGACCAAGCCACACTTTACAACGGAAAGTACTACGGCCAAGGTTTACCTCGAGCCAGCAGTATCTTCAGAGAGAAAGAAGAGTGGTTTCGGTAAACCACTCTGTTGTTTGTATCACTTCGTAGCCCGCAGGATTTCCTGCGGGTTTTTTTTTTAAGGGTAATACTTATGGATTACAAAACAGTAGTTACGGCCATCGTTACCGGCGAGTTAGATGACAATTTGCTTGACATAATCTCGCACATCAACAACCGACGAGACGTTGTGGCTAAGCACATGTCGTACACCGTTCAAATTGGAGATACGGTTACGTTGTACAACATCCGACCTCAGCATCTAAACGGTGCGCGTGCAACAGTAACAGCCGTAAATCGAACAACTGTCACTGTTAAATTGGAAAAAGACAAAGACAAACCATTTGTGCCGTCAAGTCGAGTTCCTCTCAAGTGCTGTCAGCTGGTAAAGGGTTAAATCATGGCTTTCAAGTACAACACTATGCTCGATATTGCGTTTTCTGTTGAGCATAGTTTTCCAGACGCAGAATCCTTGTTGGATTCAGCGCAAGGTCGTCAAATGGTTCTTGCTGCGTTACTGAAACGCATAGCATTTTTGGTTGAAGAACCAAATGAAGCCGCAGAAGCTTTTGGAATTTGCGACACATACGACATTCCGGAGGAAAAGTCTTGAGTAGCGAAAAACCAGGAGCAGTCCTAATTTTGTTTTTGATTCTTGCGCTAATCGTTTTAGCAATTGAATCCTGTTCAGAATCAAGCTGGCGTCGTAAAGATGCTGAGAAAGAATACTTAGAGGAAAACAATCATGCGAACTAATGAAGTACAAGCAGAAGAAACTGCAAAGCGATTTGAGCTGCTAGAAAACTCCATGTATCGACATCTACATCGGTGGTGCGAGCAATGGAAAAGAACTACGTTGTTTACTGAGTCTGGTTTTCAACGGCTGTCAAGCATCGCAGGATACATCCTTGCACTTAAGCACGCTGAAAAGGAAGAACTAGCCGCGGCAATGCTTAACGACCTGTATTTGCAAATGGAACACCTGGCAGGACACGACATTGAGGTTGAGATAAACACAGGCGACAACAAGTACGAAACAGTCAAACTGCCGTCACGAAAAACCGTGCTGCACGACGATGGTTGTTTGCATTCGTTTTCGTTTCTGAGTTACTTCCTGGTTTCACCGGATCGATACAACGAACGCTTGAAGTTTCATCAAGCAAAGCACGACGAAAATCGACCCATCAGTCAGTCTGATGGAACGGCACACCAAGCAGTCGTTAAAGAATTGAACATCCTTGAACGGCTAAATGATCGCGAGCCATATTCCAACGAACTTACCGAAACGCGTTACTGCGGTAATCGTTTTCGTCAGTTCTATTACTGTCGTGGCTACAACGGCGGTTTGATTTATCACGGGCCTGGGGCAGGTGAAACCTTTTCAGTGCTTGTTAGCAACAAACCGACTTTTTGGTCAATTCACACTTGAAGGCAAATTTAATCTGTAGTGCAACTTTGTTCGTTACTCATATTTGCCTTCCCTCAGTGAATCTAAGTTCTTATTTTCACTTCAAGCCTGGTATCGTAGCTCAGGCGGTCGGACGACTGTCTGCCCTCAATGAATCTAAGTTCTTATCTTCACTTCAGGGGCCATCAGGTTTGACCCTGAATATCCCTGACTTTTAGTGGCATTCTGCGATGGACTAAATCACTCGAAGTGTTTAACCCATCGCCGTCGGCCTGAAGGTGGCCATCTCTAAACGTATCTTAAGACACGTCTAGGTGATGGCCTATTGTAACTACAATTTAATCCTAGTCAATCAAGGAGTCAAAAAATGAATCACACACCGGAACCGTGGACGATTGCATACGAGGACGATGATGGCAACGAGTATGACAATGGAGTGCGGATTGATTCGCCCGAGGAGCCGGTCGCATTTAACGTCATTGACTGCTCTGCCCACCTCATTGCCGCAGCACCGGAACTGTTAGCTGCACTAATAGGTCTTGTCAATATCGTTAGCGACGACCCTAACGACTACCCTGACATGGCCGCTTATCGCCAAGCAAAAAAATGCGAACAGGCTGGGGCTGCCGCTATCGCTAAAGCAGAGGGGAGGAGAGAGTGAAATGAGTCATACACCGGGACCGTGGGCAATTTATGACGACGGCCCAAATGGATCTGACGTAATACTTGCTAATGTCGAGGGAGAAAATTGGGATGTTGCTTACATCTCAAACGACAGCTGCGAATCTAGGCCGGAGAATGAGCGCAAGGCTAATTCCCGCCTCATTGCGGCAGCACCGGAACTGCTAGAGCGGCTCAACGCTATGGTCAGTGGCATGGAGTGCGAGTGCGACAAGGCGGACGTAGAACATCCAATGTGTGACATCTGTTGGTCACGATTGGTCATTGCTAAAGCAAAACCGCTTGACCTTGACTAGGATGAAGTTGTAGTCACAATATGCTATCACCTAGACGTGTCTTAAGATACGTTTAGAGATGGCTACCTTCAAGCCGACAGCGAGGGGCTAAACACTTCGAGTGATTTAATGCCTCGCAGAATGCCATTAAAAGTCAGGGATATTCAGGGTCAAACCTGATGGCCCCTGAAGTGAAGATAAGAACTTAGATTCATTGAGGGGCTAAAGCCAATTGGTCGTTCACAGCCTGCTTACACCCTGAAGTGAAGATAAGAACTTAGATTCATTGAGGGTAACTGGTTCATGCGTGTTGTGCTGCGGAACGATCCCCTGAAGTGAAGATAAGAACTTAGATTCACTGAGGGACGGCAAACCACCGATCGAAGTCAAAAACAGCTAATCTGCGTTTAGTTGTTGACAAGTTTTACACGAGCCGGGCAGGCGTTCTGCCCGGCTTTTTTTTTTGTATTCTAAATTCCGGAATTGAGGTATCACATCGTGACCAAAAAGAAAAACACTGTCGTAAACGTAGACCCTAACTTTAATGAGTTTTCCGCAGACTCAGTACGCGCGATTAACCGCTCAAAACCGCTGACGTTCTTTTTGACACCCAAGCACGTAGCTGTAGTGCAAACCGCAGCACTTGCTTGCAACATGAGCTGGCGTGAGTTTGTAGCAATGGCCGTGCTAGTTCAGGCAAAGAACACGTTGGATCAACAATTACCTAAAACGCTGAGCGTGATTGATTACGAACAGCTTTACAGCAAAGGCAATAAGTAATGGAACAGATGCCATTTTCTGTTTTTGCAGCCAAGTACTGCGAAACACAACAGTCAACACCAGACAAGCTGCTAGACATCCTACGTAACCAACTCGCACAACATCAGTGCGATGGTTGGTTCATGGGTGAAGCAGCTTTGATGGATTCAAGCTGGTTCGGTTCTCGTGTAATTATACCTTACGGTCCGAACAACACGTTCAAAACCATTCCAGATCACCCTTTCAGTCCCCGCGGCCTAGCCAGCGACACGTCAGTAGTTATTGGTTTCTTGTCCGCAGATGAAATTCGCAACAAGGTTTAACTCAAATGACTTGGACATTAACACAACGCGAGTATTCCAATCTCAAACGAAGGTTAACTCGAGTACTTAACGAAGGCAACCACGACAAGATCATTGCTGAGTGCAAGCACGCACTGACAATCTTTGAAGATAAAGGTTGGCCTGATGATCATTTTCGATGGCAGCGCGCGTTAGAAGACGCTGAGTTTGCCAAAAAACGTGCTTCTTTTAGTTGGTCTTCTGTAAATTTGTCGAGGTAATTATGGCAAGCAACTTTGTAAAGTTAGAAATTCCTGAAACAGCTTGGCGTCCTGTCGGTTGGACCGACATTAAGAACGAAGATGCTAAGCTAGACAGATTACTAACTACAGTGGTAATTGACGGTAGCTATCATCATTTAGAAGCGTATCGTGTTTATTACGACGACGCAGACGGGATGCTGAGGATGAAAGATACCGCAATGGAAAAAGACCTTATGCCAACGCTGCAAAGACTGCACGACGGCAATTATTATACCGTGACAATTTTTGGTCATAAGTATGTTTTGTTCATGTTTCCTTATACAGGGTAAACACAATGTCGAACATTGTCGAAATCATTCCGACCGAGTTTCACAACGTCCGAAGCAAAGTCGTAACTTACGGTTATCGAATTTACGATGACTACGAGTGTTTCTATCACAACCTTTGGGACAGCATTCCTGAAAGTGACATGGAGTTTTTAACCAAAGTAGTTGCTACAGTAAAAGAAGAACACCCTGCCGCGCTAGAAATGCTGCGGTTTTGTGTTCAAGAAGAAAAAGGCATTTCAATTGATATGCAGTACTACGAGTACGATCAAATCAAACACATCTTGTATGGAGTTTAAGAGAAAGGAACAAATGAAAACAGTTCTTACTTTTTGTGATGGCGAAGAAGTCGAAATCACAATTGCAGTTGGCCACTTTCACAACGGAAAGCTGGCTGTGTTTGCTAACGGAGAAGATGGGCCTTTTGGTCGAATCAGTGTCAATACAGACTATCCACTCAAACCAGGTGAAATTGCTGTAAAGACATACAATGAAAACTCAGGCTGGGTAGAACAACTGTTGAACTTGATGCCGACAGTGTTTCAAGACACCGGTGTTCGCCTGCCTGTTGGATTCTCAGAGTTACACATTTGGAAATTTACACCTCCGCTTTCGCTAGGGGACAACTTACATGAAGCGAGTTAAATCTAAAAGAATTACGCTTTTTCTTGGTGAATTGCAGCCATTGGTTGACGAAGCGGCGGAGAGGGAGGGTATTAGTGTTTATCAGTGGGTTAGGAATGCGATCGCTAAAAAGCTGAAAGTGAAGTCTCCGATCATTGCTGCTGGTAGGCCAAAGAAGCAGTCTGTTAAATGATTCAGAGAAGAAAGACAAGTCATGCGACACGAAAAAATCTTAAAGCGAAAAGACGGTTCTAAAGTCAAAATTGTTGTCAAGTTTTCTTGTGACTACATTGCTTCAGGGCCACATTGGGAAATTGATGTGTATCTTTGCGAACCAGGTAAGCGTATCTGGCGACAAGCAATCGATCGTGACAGTTACACGTTCCGAAAGCTTGACAAGCAAGGTCAAGCCGCTGAAACGCTGCGAGCTGCACTTCTTCACATATCAAAAGAAGAAGCTGTAGGTGCAATGTCTGAAGTTTGGACGCAACTTAAACCACCAACAGAGATAGAGAGTGAACAATGGGTGCGAATTTTTTATGGGCGTTAGCTCCGATTTGGACAGCCACAGATGAGCGTAAAGTCGCGTTGCAGCAAGCAATTGATGACATCTCAGATGAAGCGCTTGCTGAATACGAAGAGCTGTACCACGTTTTCAACACAGAAGATCCAGCAGAAGCGAGAAAAGTACTGTTTGAATCTTGCATGTTTTGCGAGGCTAGTCAGTGCGAAACGCGAGACACTTCGGATATGAAGCTAGCAGAAATGAACTGGCGAGCTGTGGTAACGGGCGGACTTAGCTGGGGAGATGCTCCGACAGACGCGTTTGGACCGCTTGTAATGGTTAGCACGGTGGAAGAAGTGTATAACTTACTTAAAGCGTGGTCCGCAGAAGACGAAGTCTAAGGGAGAATTTCTAATGGAAGTGCATGGAGGCCCCTCCAAGCGTAAGAGACGCAAACAGCCAGATCCAGAGTGGTTGGAATTCATGTCCGACGATGAAAAGGAACGTCGTCGGATTAAAGAGCTTTATCAGGTAACGCTGTCTGATGTCGGCTTACCCGTTCGGGTGGTTAACACTCTTGAAAATCAAAAAATTTTCACACTGGGGGATTTAGCTCAGGTCACAGGTACACAACTTGCGTCAGTACCCAATTTGGGGGAAATTACTATACGCAAGTGTCAAAGACTTCTGGCAGAGTTTCAACTGCCTAACCGGTTACATCTTCAGTAAAAATACCCAAAAGAGGGGTTTTTAGCCTACAGCACAAGTTGCGAATTCGCAGCTTGTGCTATTTATCCTCTACGAGGATATGTAAAACCTCGCGTGTGTAGGCCCTTTTTGGCTCGGGAAAAGTGGTGGGCGAATCGACGCTGGAGAAGTGAAACCCTCCAACGGCTCCTCTGAAGGGAGTACGGCCACGAAGTACCTATTTGAGTTTCTAAAAATACCTAAAAGATGATGTACTGGCGGCGTCTCTTCCTAGGCTGTTGAGTTGCCGCAAAACTTTTGGCTACAAAAAATCTGCATTAGATTTTTTTATATGAGTAGAGCTGGTTTAAGCCAGCCCTACATATCCTCGTAGAGGATAAATAGCACAAGCTGCGAATTCGCAACTTGTGCTGTAGACAAAACGTCTTCTTTTGTGGTACAATGCTAACTGCGCAAGCGCAGCAAAGGTTGCCAAACCTAGTCTCGGAGTGACCGGACTAAATTGGCGGTGCTCCGTGAGTGCCAGGGGTCTCATTTGCCCTTAACCACGGAAAGAACGACTCCGTTCCGCGGTGGCCCCGATGCGTAATTCGGGGCTTTTGTTTCATTTACCTCAACTCTACAAGGAAAATTTATGACTTACTTGGAACAGATTCACGCGGGTATTAGCAAATTTGAATCGCTGCAAAGAACATTTGCACCGCAAGGCGCAGGAGACACTGAGCCTGACGTAATTTTTCAATGCTTGTTAAAACAAGCTATTACAGGTGCAGCTGTTGTTGTGCCAAAAACAGAACGAGGCTGGGAGTTGTATTGTGGAGTTACTAACGCAGATCGAGCTGCTGAAGAAATGCACAAATGTGCATCAGAGGTTATTCAGTTGATTCAAGACTGCCCGGTAAAAGAATTAACCAAGTTGCGAGACTATCTTGAAAATTACTGTTGGCGATCTCCTTTTTTGTTTTCTTAATTCCGGAATTTAACCATGATTATGGATGAAGTTGAAGCAACAACTCAAACTAAACTCAAAGGTGTAGTTCTTCACAAGCTTTCAACTTCGGTTAAGAGCCAGGTGTCGTTTCGTCTTTTGTGTGAGTGTGTCTTAAGCGCTATGCCAGGGCACGAAAATAAATCTCCGGTTGCAAAAACGATTTTACTTCAACGCAGTTTGCGCTCTCAGTATTTTCGGTTAATGAACTTGGACAAAGAAAACAAATTGCGAAATGTGTACAGGTTGAATTGTTGTCCGGTCGGTTTTGACGTCACACCAATAACTCGATTCTGTACTCAGCCTCAGATTTGTCCTTGGTGTTTTGTGCGCCGTTGGCTTCTTCCGACTTATTTGGCGCTTCACGAAGTACTAAAACCAGTTCGAGAAAAGCACGCAATTGTTGCTTGGCGTAGGATTAACTTTAACGCAAAACCACTTCCGTTTTTTGCGTCAAACTACGGTCCGCATCAGTGGTGTAAAGCTTTGGTTACTGTGCAATTAGGTTTTCCTTGGTTGTATTACAGTGCCAGTAATCGCCAGACTTTTTCATCCTACTATCACATCGGTTTTCAAATTGTGCCTAGGTCCTGCGATGTGACAGCTGCTTTGAATCGTCGCGCAGTTTCTCCTGCTCTGAGTATCGCTCGAGAGCCCAAAGCAACGACAGAAAACATCTTTAAGCTTATGTCGCACATGGCTTCGTTATCATGGTTGCCGTTGTACGAAAATGAGAACTTTGACTTTTTTTCAAATGCAGTTTTGTCGTCAAAAACCAAGTCGACAAAACTGTTACGTATCACTCACTATCGAGAAAGAAACACAGATGGAAATCATCAGTCCTCCGTATCCGAAGAATAACTCCTCGCCGCAAAACCTGTATCAGGCATTGCAGGAGTTGTATGCCTGGACGTCTGAGCACAGAGACTGGGCTAACGTAGAAGCGTCACGTCTTGACGCTCCAGAGTCTCCTTGGATTCCAGAAATGGGTGTCTTACCGACACCTGAAAATTTTGACAAGTTTATTAACTTGTCTGTACCTGACATGTTTATGTCGTGGCAAGTGTTACGGCAAATTCGCGAGCGTTACGACGACGTAGTACGAAACTATGAGTCGGAAATTGACTGGCAAACTGACGCTTGCATTTTTCATCGCATCAACATTTTGCGAATGGCTTCGCTTTTATTGAGCGTTGCATTTTTGAACTCCGAGCAACGGGAAGCAAAAGATCATGAGTTCAAAGTAAAAGCGTCAAAGGAGTTCTTGAAAAAGGTCAAAAAGGCTTTTCAAGAGATCAACAACTTTCAGAAGGGCGAAAGCTATGACAACACGGAAATCGACTTCGACAACTTGTTCAACTCGAACGATGACGAAGATTAAGAAAGGAATCAAAAGAATTCACGTCAACCAGCACGCAATCAAGCGAAACTTGAAGCGCGCGACTGACGAACCTGTCATTACGGTCAAGCAAAGCAAAGACAACACGTACGGACACGAAGTTTTGATTTACGACAAGCAGGGTGAGCTTGTTGCAATTGTGACACAACCTCTAGACAAGAAACTAAGTTGTGGTGCAAGAGTGTGGATTGAAACTTTGTGCGCGGTCGAAGTAATCGACCGCAACAAGAAAACAACAAAAATGTTACCTTGAAAGACAAACAAATGAGCATAGCAATGAACACCAAAATGAAAATCAAACTCAAGTTGGACATGGACTCAGAGGGAATATCGCCATTTGATGAAAATGATCTTTGGAAATTTGTTACGTTTCGTATGGATAGCATGTACGACGTCAAAGCCGATGAGTGGACGCTTGAGTCCGAAGGTTTGACTACTGCTGATCTTGACGTCAAGTATTGGCCTGTTAGTTGTTATCGTCACAGTGGCGCGCATTGGTTTTTGCAGCAGGACAATAAGAACTCTTGTCCGTGGGATACTCGTCGTTTGGCAGGGTACATTATCTTGCTGCAAACAGAAGGCAAGTATGAGATACCCAAAGAAAACAGACTTAAAGCTGCGCGAGGCATGATCGAGTCTTTTGACGCATGGGCTCGCGGCGACTGCTGGTGGTATGCGCTCACATACGATCAAAAGTTACCTGTAGATCCGCACAGCACTTTACATGGTTGTCCATCTTGCAAGTGCGGACCAGCTCTAGCTGAGATTGAAGAACAAGAGTACGACTCTTGTGGTGGGTTTATCGGAGAAGAAGACACAGTAGAGTCAGTGTGTCAAAGCTTTGCAGCGCTACACTTGTCTGGAAACGTCAAGCCAGAAACACATGAAATTGTGTTAAGTGTTCCGAAGTACTTATTCGTAAGCACTTCGGAGTTGACTGAGAGGCTTAAGAACATGGGTTACGATGTGCAGCTTGATGAATATCGCACTAACTACTAGCGTGATTCATTTTGCAATCAACAAAGTCCGATTGGCTTACCAGTTCGGCAATCTGGTTTTTAATCCTAACTCGAATACGATTTAGGTCTCGAATATGAATAGCTCGAATGCCGATCTCGCTTAAACCGAGGTCGGCATCGAGCCCTTGTCGGATAGCAGCTTCAGCATCCCAAATGCTAGCGTTAATTTCCAAAAGGTTACAAAGAAAATCTGCCATACCCGGCAAGGAGCGATCAATACCACTGTCATAATACCTGATTTGACGCCGCAATCCTTCCTTGTCGATTTCCGAATCTGGTAATCGCTCAAGTTTAAGCTGCGCAATGGTATAACGATCGCACAATTCGCAAACAGGCATGGCTACAGGTTGTACCTTCATATTTTCCTCAACGGAGTTTTGTATGAGAATTTTAGTTACTAGCGATCTGCACTTGTCTGATCGCATTTGGCGACACCGAGCAATTGAAGGTGACAGCTACCATAGCTGGCACCAGATTGTAGACCTAGCAATTAGCGAACGAGTCCACGCGGTTATTCTAGCAGGAGATGTGCTTGATAAGCAGCAGAACTTGTCTGCTCCTGTTCAACATTTGCTGGAAGGTATAACCGAATTATCAAAAGAAGGCATTCGTGTACTTTACAATCAAGGACAGCACGAGTTTCAAGCTCAACCTTGGATATCGGCCGGACCTGGTACGCAATGGCTTCAATTGCTGGATTACGTTACACCGAAAGGCTGGGTAATTTCTGGGTGCGACTACCAAAACGCAGACAATCTGCAAACGTTCCTAAAGAGTTTTCGAGCTAAAGCAGCAGATATTCTCGTCTGTCACCAAGTTTGGAAAGACTTTATGGGAGAAGTTGGAAAGCCGCAGGGCGAGTTTGCTGACATCCCAGAAAACGTCAAATTGCTAATTACTGGCGATTACCACGAGCACATCTGTCAACAATTTGGCAAGTTAACTGTGTTGTCGCCAGGCAGCACGCACATGCGGTCAATTACAGAACCTGAAGACCATTTTGTCTTTTTGTTGGAATTGGGCAGTCGAGAAGAAAAACCCAAGATCAAATCGCTGGAACTGTTTACGCGTCGATGTATTTGGTTAATCGCTAAAAGTTTCAAGTCCGAAGCTGCGCTCGACAAACGAGTTAAAGCTGAGCTTGAATCTGCAAGCGAATATGCAGCAAAGCATAATTTTCCAGATCAGCTTCGTATGCCGCTTATTCACTTAACGCATCACGTAGATGACAACGAACTGGTTAACCGGTTTCAAACCAGATGGGGTTCGGCCGCGCACTTGTTTTTCAAGCAAGTGACAAACCATACCACAGAAGAAGACAAAGTGGTTGACTATCTCGATGCGAGTGATCGTGTAAGCATGTTGAGTTGTTTGGATCAGTTTTTGGATCCACAAACACAACCTTTAAGTTATTCGTTGGCTTTGGCTTTAGTGCAAAGTCCAGACCCAGAACAAACTCTCCATCGTTGGATAAAGGAACAAACCAGTGCAGATAACCAGAGTTAGGTTGCAAAACATTGGACCGCATCGTCACTTTCAAGTTGATTTGACTAGCGGTCTTATTGGTATTGTCGGCGCAAACGGCGCAGGCAAGTCTACGTTGGTAAACAGCATCTACGCAGCGCTGACAAATGATTTCAGTCGCTTTTCAACTGTCAAGTCTGACATTATCCGAAATGGATCAGGGACAGAACCTAGTTTTATTCAGCTTGAAGGCGTACATCGTGGTCAAGAGTTTTTGCTTACGCGATCTCTGCGGCCAAGCGGTAACGAATTTTCTATTGGAGGAAAATCGTATACGAAGGCTAACGAAGTCAATGACGCAGTAACGGCTGAACTGAACATTACCAAGTCAGTGATCGACAAGTATGTCTTTGTTGACCAGTGGCAAATGTTTGGCTTTTTGAACGAGACAGCTAGCGAACGAGCTAAAACGTTTCAATTTCTTTGCGGCACTGAGATTGCAAGTCAGATTAACAAAGTGTGTTCCGACTATGTAACTCGGCAGCAAGACATAGAGATTGTTGACAACTCGGTTGAGCTAGAAGCCGCAATTGCTGAAGCGAAACAATCAATGGACGAGGCTAAGAAAGAAGGTAAAGAAGCTGAAGCTTGGTTGCTTTCTGAAGAGGCGCTAGATGCAGCACAGAACCTTTATCAGGCAGGTAAGCGTGTTATAGAAGCTAGAGAACAAGAAGCAAGAGCAAATGGTTTGCTTACTTTGTCACTAGAGGAAAAGACAACGCTGACTGAAGCCAGGATTGATCTAGAGGATAAAATCAAAGCCAAACAAGCTTGGTTGAAGAAATCAGAAGAAGCTATTGCAGCTGCAAGAGCGTTTTTGAAATCTCAAAAATCTCGTGACAATATTGCAAGTCTAATAAAAGAAACTGCCATCGATTTAAGCGACGCAAAATTGATGGTTAAAGAACGTGCTGACGCAGATAAATGCAAAGTAGAGCTGTATATCTCGCCAAGTATTCGGTCTTCTACAAAGGAGTCAATTGCAAGCTTGACTAGCATGATCAAGGCAGCTAAAGCATCCCAATTAGACAATGCAGTCTGTCAGACTTGCTTACAGCCAATTGACGATAAGCATAAGCAAAAGCTTAAAGCCAGTTTGGCTGAAAACGAGAAAAAGCGTTCAAACCTTGTCGTAGCATTGCAATATTCGGAAATGTATGACAACGAAGAAGCAGCAAGGCAGCAATCGCTACAAGGCTGGGTTGAAACTGTAACACGGCTAGAGGCACAACTGGAAAAGCTACAATCTGCTGAAGAATCTGATTCAATCGAAAACAACTTAACGGTTGAAGAAGCTAAAGATTGGTTACGTAAAGAAAAAAAGTGCAGCGCTTTGATTGAAGAATTGAACGAAAAGCTATCGGGTTATCCGGAAGGCGGGATTATAGGTAGACTCGAAAGAAGTCAAGCAAATGTATTTCGTGCAGAAGCAAGGTTGCAGGCTGCACGAGATATCATTAAGGCAGCACCTAGCGCAGCTGAATTTGCTAGAGTTAAGAAAGAGCTTAAGTCGCATCGTGATGCCGAGAACAAGCGGGCAATAGCACTAGGTCGCTATCGTGCGTTCAAGCGAACGAAAGCAAACTCCGAAGAAATGCTGGCTCAACTCAAACTTCGGTTAGCCGAGACGGCTAAAATCCGGAATTTGCTGGAAACGATTTCTTATGTTGGCGATGTATTTCACTGGAACGAACTGCCAAAAACGGTATCACAAGCAAATCTCGAGTTGTTGATCGATGACATCAACAGCAACTTGAAGTTGTTCAACAATCCGTTTGTAGTTGAAGCCGATTCTGATCTCACGTTTAGAGTATTTTTACCAGGTCAACCGCCAGTCAAAGCAAAGCAATTGTCTGGAGGACAAAAAGTTATCCTAGCAATTGCTTTTCGTGCTGCTCTGGATAGAGTCTTTGGCCATGATGTTGGTATGATGTTTCTAGACGAGCCAACGGCCGGGTTGGATGCAGACAATGTGAATTTCTTTCATGAAGCTTTGCAACAACTTGCCCAAAAAGTTGGTCACAGTCGCCAGTTGGTCGTTATCACACACGTCCAAGAACTTGGAACGGTTTTCGATCAGCTAATAGAGGTCAAGAAAGGATGAGCGTAAGCAAAAGGCATGAGCACACCTGTCTTCACATGGATTCGGATCGGATTATATGGGGCATGACGCCTCAAGGCGTAGCAAAGCCTGTAAAGCTGCGTGATTTAGAAGAAGTACTGCGTGCAGGGAATTATCGTGTAGTTGGTTTACCGACTAACTACGGGTTAATTACGGAACTACACGCATTGTTGATGCGAAGAAAAGCAAAGGCGCAAATTTGGATTGGTTCTCCTGAAGTTTGTCCTAGGAAAAACTGCCAACCTGCGCCGTTGCTTTCTTGCTTGTCAGTACTAGAAGTGCATGACAATCTGCATCACCGATGGCACCTCCTTTCAAGTGAGACTTACAACAATTTTCTTTTGTTGCGAGCTTTGCATGATGAAGGGTTTTCTGACTTGACTGGAGCAATCTACAATTCGCACTGTCTTAAACCGTTTTGTCAATTTGTAGGTTTGACAGACTGGAAACTGGCGACGAATGTAATTGCCAGCATTGGAGATCCGCGGTGGTATTTGAATCCGAAACGACCTTATCGAATGACTCGATTGGAAAGTTATTTCGGGCTGATTCGTTCGCAGCTTGTAGATAAAAGAAACGTTTTGCGACAACAAAGACGTGTTGCTTTGATGCAGGTATTGGATTCATTACCTAATGACAATTGGTTATGGTCAGAACTTGCAGCGAGATCACTTCAACGCGTAGATGGATGCAAATTGTTACTTGGATTTTTAGTTCGCAACTGGTTGACGCAGCTTACACCGCTAGATCACTTTGATCCTGATCGGTTTTTTCAGCATCAAGAAGCAAAATTGAGTTACTTTAATCAGTTCAAGGATTGAGTTGTTATGCGAGAGCTAAGTGTTCGCATCAGGTTTACTAACCCCAGTCTAGGAAACGAAAAAGATTCCAAAACAGGTCGTTTTCGTTTTCAACGCAGTCCAGGACGTGAAGGTAAAATTTTGTTTTTAGCAACTTGGCAACATGCCAACATGAAGTTAGCTGCGGACATGCTAGGGCGTCATCAAGAAGCAATTAAGCAAATTTGTTGGGATATTGAAATTGACGCGACTTTGCGAGAGAAGTGCTTAACCAAGTGCTACTATCAAAAGTCACCGGGAGGTAGAGAACGTTGGAGTTTGCATGAATCTATTATGCAAGGTCAAACGATCACTATCAACTGCGTAGTACCTGTTGAAATTGACGATCAAGACTTTTGGTCGTTGATGCAGATTGCCGGAAAATACAAAGGTCTCTCACCTTGGCAACCCGGCAAATACGGTCACTACGAGGTTATCAGCATTCAACCAAGAAGGCGTCAATTGTCGGTAGACGTTGACGCATAAAAATTGCCACCTGGGCGGCGAAACCCAGGTGGCATGCGTGTAGCGGTCTGCGGTGTACGTCGCATGACCCGTTGTTATTTTACCGACACAAAAATGAAATGCAATGAGGAGAATGGCTTGAATGGCAGCTAAAGTTGTAACTTTGTACAAAACGGGAAATTTAATTTACTTGGATCCAACAAGTGATCGCATTTTTTCAACTCTCAAACCAGTACTGACTTTCAAAGAGCCTAAAAAAGCATTTGGCTACGAAGCAGCGCAGTTAAAAAAGCAAGGTCGGTCAACTTTCGAGTTTGTAGAACACACTCTGTTTGAGTTGGACCATAAACAAAGGATTGCAACAAGTTTTGGTTTTTGGAAGCTAATTCGAGACGCTCTGCGAGGCGCAGGTTATCAAGTTAATTTCAAAGACTTGTCGCCACCGCAACCAACAAAGTTTGAACCGCATTGGAAAAACATAAGTCAGTACTCGTTGCGGGACAACCAACCAGAGTTTATTGAGAAAGTGCTAACAAACCGCTGTGGGCGATTTGATTGCCCTCCTGGTTTTGGTAAGTCTTTCATGATTGGAATCATTGCAGCCTTGTTGCCAAAAGCAAAGATTGACGTAGTAACGCGAAGAGTCGCAGTATTGCGCGATCGTATTTATCCTGAGCTTGTGCAAATGGTTGGTGATGTCGGCATTGTTGGGGGTGGTAAAAACGTTCGCAACAAACGTGTAATGTGTTACACAGTCGGTTCTATGAAGCACAGTCCGGCAACCGCAGATATTTTGATAGGTGATGAAGTTCATGAATTAGCTGCGGATGTGGCTTCAGCTGAACTTGTGCGTTGGCAGAACAGTCGTAATTACGGGTTGTCTGCTAGTCACGACTTACGCTGGGACGGCAAAGACTTGCGTGTTCATGGTATTTTTGGCCCTATTGTTTTCAGGGTGGACTATCAGCAAGCACAAGAAGCTGAAATGGTAGTTCCTATTGAAGTCCATTGGTCTTCTGTGATCATGGATTACGATCCTTGTGGCGCTAGGGAAGACGTTGAGAAAAAGCGATGCGGCATCTGGAAAAACGAATACCGCAATCAAGTAATTGCAGATGACGCAAGAAGCTACAGCGACGACACTCAAGTGTTGATTACAGTCGACACGCTAGAGCATGCCATGAATCTAAAGCGGCTTTTACCTGAGTACACTTTGGTTTACATGGAAAACGGTTTGACAGAATCAGAGCGCGCAAGATACGCAAAACAAGGATTTTGCAAACCAGATGAGCCATTAATGGATTTAGAGCGACGAATGAAACTGACAAAAGACTTTGAAAAGGGTAAACTTAAAAAGGCGATCTGTACTACGGTATGGAACGTCGGAGTTAGTTTTAACAGTCTTGCTGTTTTAATTCGAGCTGCTGGAGGCGGTTCGGCTATCAACGATATCCAAATTCCGGGACGTGTTAGCCGTATTGCTGAAGGAAAAACGCATGGCATTGTTCACGACTACCTCGATCAGTTTAACCGCGGCATGAAAATGCAGGCAGCAAGTCGTGCTAGGACTTATGAGCGAAACAAATGGAAACAAATTTTTCCCAGAGCTGGAATGTTAAAGGAGCTGCTAGGGTAATGGATAAGCGCAAGTTTAGTCGTCCACCTAAAATTGGAAGTCAAGCACGACCAGCAAGAAGAGTGGATGCGAACGCGCTTCCACCTGAGGTAGAGGAGTTCAAACAAACTTATATTACAGAGCGTCGTCTTATTGAGCGTTTTCGTAATCCTGAAGCGACTCCTTACAATCCTGCGGCAAGTTTAGACGGTAAGTCTATGTTTGATTCACCGGAAGAACGAAGTAAGGAAAACCAGTGGTTACTTACATACAAGAAGTTATGTAAGCTTCAAAAAGAAACGACGCCAGTATTTTTTGTGCGAGTTCTGTTTAAGGTTTTGCGTACTTCATCGCTATCAATTCCAACTGTTCAGCAGCTAGCTTGTCCAGGTACGATTGATTTGGTTGTTGAATGTATAAAAGCTGTACCTGTTGAGTTGCGTGCTCAATTCATCTCAGAAACGCAAAGAGCAACTTCAGCGATTCGTTTGCATCAAAAAGCGGGTAGCTCGTCTTTCCCTTTGGCGGTATACTACGCCATCGTTGATTCTCGACTTGGCCTATCACCATTGTTCAAGTATTGCCTAGCAATTACGACAGTGGAAAAGGTTCAAAAAAACAACGACGAAAGCGTACATTGCGACAAGCTAGAAAATCTAGCAAAGCAATACGAATTTTTAGCGTTGCTGGATTACACCTTGTTTCAGAATTCCTACAATGAAATCTGGCAAGATGCAATTCCGGAGCGTTTGCGTGTAGCGGCAAAAAGTTTCATGGCGACTGCTTTAGGGCAGTGAAACGTGTACCTCGCATGAAAGGAAAAAAATGCAAGACCGACAGTCTACAAGACTGTCAGGAGCCCATTTGCGATTATTCGTGGCGATCCTTGTGCAGAACGAGGGCGTATTTGAGCATTTTAAGGGCCGACTGACAGTCAAACATTTTGAGGAAGATGAATATAGGCTGCTGTATCGTGCAGTGCTCGATCACCATGCAGCTTACAGTAGTTTGCCTAGTTTCGCTGAGATTGAAACAGGACTTGAAAGCTACTTTGAAGAAGATCCCGAAATCATATCTGAAAGCTCGCGAGAAGAGCTGGAAGATTTCTTAGCTTACGCATTCAACCCGGAACTGTTTTCAGATTATCCTGTCAATAGTCCTAAGTTTGAAAAGTTCGCTTACAACGCAGGTAAAAAGTTTTTACTGCAATACCAGAAATCAATTCTGGAACAAACGTTTCGCACCGAAACGTCGCTTGATCAGTTGCCGTTTATTTTGCGAGCGGCACAAAGCCAGATCGAGCTTATTCAGCTTTCTAGCTATCACTCTGGTGCAACAATTTCGTTTCCAGAGGAATGGGACAAACGAGCAGCACGCATGATTCAGTCGACAGGGATAGGATTCCTCGACAAGTATCTTGGCGGTGGTGCATGTAAAGGTGAAGTGTATGGCGTCATGGCTCCGTATGGCACATGCAAAACTACGCTTGCAGTTATGCTCTGGTGTACGACAGCACAACAAGCTTACGAACAAACTTTGATGGATGAATGGGATGGTCAAAAAGGGTTGTCAGTGCTTGTCACGTACGAAACACCACTTGCACCTGAGATTCAACGACGAAGTGTAATGTATGCAGCGCAAGTTAGCCGATACAGTTTAGACCGGATGGCAGGTGTTGGTTTGTCAATGCTTCGGGATGATCCTGAAAATCCAGACACCTACGAAAAGAGAATATTCAAGCAAGAAATTATGGACGGAGTGTTTCGTCCAGAACGCAAACGTGTTGAAGATACTATTGTTTGGTTGAATGAACATACTTTGTGTTTAGATTTTTCGGGCTCGGATAAACGCTTTCCTACCGCAGGCAATGGAGGCATAAGCGAAATCATTGAGCGAATAAAGATGGAGCTAAGAAACAGGAGCGACAAACACTACGTCAAAAATGTAATCATTGATTACTTGGGTTTAATGATCGACCGCGATTTGTCTTTGAAAGCAGATAAGCGATCTATATTGGAAGATCACAAGACATACCAACAAGCTGGCGAGCGTGTCGCTAAAGAAATATGCAAGCAACACTTCGATTGTCACGCGTGGATATTTCATCAGCTTAGTGGCACAGCAAATGCGATGCTTAGTCCTACAAAGACGTTGCATCACACAGACGCAAAAGGTTCAAAATCTTTTGCAGAAAACTTGGATCACTGTTTTGTATTTGGAAACTTGAACAATGACAGCATGGGACAAATTGCATGTACCAAGCATCGTCACTGGCATAAGTTACCTCCATCAATCATCAAAGTTGACGGTGAGTTTAATCTGGTATCTTCACCAGAAAACTTTCACATCGACAGCGATGGTAAAATTGTGGACAAGTCTACGGCTTCAACTGCCGGTATTGTCGCAAGCGATCCTATGTTTGATGCTTTAATGGCAGAAGCAAACCCAAGTTATCAATCTACAACTGATTCTGATGAAAACGATTTTGATGCAAATGACTGAGCCTAATGATAGTAATTGAGGGAGACTATGGACAATGACGAGAAAAAAGCGCTTAATCGGGCTTTGTTTCGACGTTGTAAAGCAACGTTCAAACATGTGCGCATTAAAAATCCCGGGGAAAAACAAACTCGCCGATTGACGACGGATTTGATTACTGGACAACCTAAATCGGTGATCACTCATCCTGGAGAATACTACGCAGTTTGTTGTCCTTTCTGCAATGACACGCGATATCGGTGTTACATTAATCATCGGTATGGTACAGATGACGAGTTTGGTAGATCGCAAACACAGTTAGCCTTTTGCTTTAATGCCGGTTGTTCACTGGCATCGAAAGCACCTCACGCATATCAGGAATTAGCTGAAATGTTGTGCGGGCAAAAGCTAGTCAGTTTGCGCAAGGCCACAATTGCGGAAGGTCGTGAAGTTGATGTTGATCAAATACGAATGACTTGGCCAGGCAAAGTAACCCGTATCGATCAGCTTCCGCCAGAGCATGAAGCCAATGTTTATCTGACAAGTCGCGGATTTGATCCAGACAAGATCGGAAAATTTTGGAACGTGCACTGGTGCAGCGAGTCTCCGCGTTATATCTGCCAAGAACGGATAATCATTCCAATCTACCACAACAAAAAAATGGTCGGTTGGCAGGCTCGCGCAGCTTACGACATTGATTGGAAACTATCGCACTTACCGAAGTACTACACGGCTCCAGGAACTCCAAGACGTCAAGTCTTGTATAACCTCGGAAACGCAGCAAAGTATCAAACAGGTATAGTGGTTGAAGGTGTTACGGACGTGTGGAAGATAGGACCTCAAGCGGTATGCACGCTTGGAGCTTCATTCACGCAACCGCAACAAACCCTGTTTCGCAAACACTTTAAGGATTACGGTGGTGTGTTGCTATATGACCCGGACGTCAAAGACAAGATTGCATCACAAGTAGCGGCAATCGTTTCATCGCTACACGACCAGTTAAATTCCGGATTTTGCGCAGTGTACTTACCTGACGGCACAGATCCTGGTTCACTCGATCGTGATTTTTTAAGGCCTTACATCTTGCAGCAAGCCGCTGAGCAAGGTGTAACTGTCTCTTGGAACAAGAGGTAATTATGGTTCGACGTAAAGTCAAAATTTTTGGCGAAACTGTGCCGCAAACAGCTTCAACAGGTAATCCAGTCATTCAACAGGTTTACCTGAAAAGATTGGCTGAAATGCAGCAAGGTCTGGCGATATTTCCATTGACGGCACCTGGTTTACCTCCGCTACCGCCTAATTCAGCTTTTCTAAGCTATGTGCAAGCTTTGGGAGACGAAGAATCGAGAGTAGTTGAAGAGGTGGTTAAAAACGAAGAGGGTAAGAAGTCGACCGAGCGTCGGTTGATTTACAGTGACAAGTTGTTGTCCTTGATTCGTTCTGCGATTCGTGACCCAGGATTTACGCTGCCTGTTGAAGTCGGTCCTCATCAAGAGAAAGAAGCTACGTTCGTTCCTGGACATTTGTGGGGTGCGGATAAAGCAACTGGTCCTCGTGCTGCGGATGTCATGATTATCAACAAGAATCCATGGCTACCTGAGGAGAAGTCTGGTCGCTGTATGGTAGGCGAAGACGGGGTCTTGTTATTGGATATCTTTAGGCGATTAAAAGCTAAAGGCGTTGGACGTTTCTACGTTACTCACCTAGTCAAATTTCGCCCACCAGACTGGAAGACTACGCTTAAAGCCGTTTGGATAAAAGACTGTTTCCACCTGCTTTACCAAGAGCTGAAGATCGTACAACCCAAATTCATTTTGTGCCTTGGCGCAGATGCAAGCAAAGTGCTTCTTGGCACATCTGCCGGTGTCGCTGAAATGGAAGGTCGCGTTGAAACTTTCCGGTATAACGCAGCTTTATCTGAAAAGGATGGAGACAATCATTGGCGAGAAGCCAAAGTCATGACTGTCGTTCATCCAAAGCAAGTGATCAGAGACCAGTCTGCGGCGAGGCAGCTTGAAAACGGCGTTGCGCGTTTTGTGGCGCTGCTTAACAACGTAGATGTCGGTTCAACCGAAAAGGTAGATCATCGAGTTGTCGATAACCACGCAGACTTGCTTCAAACTCTAATCGAGATTGAGCAACAAGCAGAAGACAACGTTATCGCTGTTGACGCGGAATGGCATGGACAGCATCCGGTAAACAAAGGTAGCTATATGCGTACGATACAGTTCGCATGGGCTCCTAAGAAAGCTGTAGGGATTAAGCTGCACGAACCTGGCGGTGAAGTTGTTGAAGGGTTTCGAGATGGTTACGTCAATCATCGCTGCATATTGACTAAAACGATTGCTTTGTTGAATACCTTTTTCAAGGGAGGCGAGTTGGATTTGGGCGACGGTACGAGTGTTACGTTCAAACGTAAGCGCGTAGTTGGTCATTTTTTCAACGCTGACCTTGAGTGGTTGGTAGCGTATGGAATTGATATTCAGGAATGTTTTCTGGTACCGCTATACGACCACCGTATCACTGAAGAGAACAAGAACACAAAGCGGTCAAAGCAATATCGCACAGACGGTTTCAAAGTAGGCGAAAATGTTCCTGCTTGGTATCGCACCAAGTACGAAGGCGGCGCGGACACAGGTTTAATGGCTCATGCAATTGAAGAGACTGCAACCTACAAGCTTGAGACACTGGCTATGCGATACACGACGGCACCGCGGTACGACAAAGAATTACAGGATTGGCGTACGAAGTATTGTCAGGAGCAAGGGCTAAAAAGCGGTGATCTTGAAGGTTACGGTATGTGCCCTGATGAGATTCTGTTGCCATACGGTATGTATGACGCAGATGTGACACTGCGATTGTTTTACAAGTTTTCTGTGTTACTAGACGAAGATTACGAAGGAAACAATTGCCGCGAAGCATTTTGGGAATCACAAATTGCAACACCTTCAGTTCTTGAAATTCATCGTAGCGGTATCACCGTAGACCGTGGTCGAATTGATTTCTTGACTGCAAGGTTTGTGGCAGCAAGATTAAAAATTGAGGAGCAACTGCGAGCTGAAATCAAGTGGCCAGACTTCAACATTCGATCAACGCAACATGTAAAGGAGTTTTTATTCGGACATAAGCTCAACGGAAGGCTAGATAAAGAAACGGGTAAACCTGTAAGGATTAGACCTGAGACTGCAATTAGCTTATCGCTGACACCTTTGTTTGATACAGGTAAACCACCAAAACCGTGGATTGAAATTATTCGAGCGCATAAGGAACACGAACATGCTCCTAGCACGAATAAGCAAGCCTTGTCTTTGATGGCGCAGCAAGCTCCTAATGCCAACGCTGCAAGGTTGATCAACACGTTACGAGATTACCGATTTCTGGATCAGGTTCTCAAAACAGTTTTGCGTCCACCTGTAACAGATGACGATACTGGTGAAGCTGTTTTTGATGACGACGGTAATTGGTCATACGAGGACGGTCTAGCGTCAATGACCTGCGACGACGGAAAGGTCCGGACTCACATTTACCAGACCAAGGAAACCGGCCGGTGGTCGAGTGCCCGCCCCAACTTGCAGAATATCAGCAAGCAGCGGGACCCTGACTACAAGCGGCTTCTGGGCGACGAGTACAAGTACAGTCTGCGGAGTGTACTGAAAGCGTCTCCGGGTCATGTGTTGATTGAGGCAGATTACGTAGGTGCTGAGTTGTTTGGTATGGCAGTCATGTCTGGTGATCCTAACATGATTGAGCATGCCACACGAAATCAGTTACCAGAAGATCACCCAGACTACTACGACATTCACTCTAATGTGGCCGTGTTTGCGTTTAAGCTGAATTGTTTGCCGACCAAAAGTGGTTTGGCTTCAATCGGTAAAAAGCACATTCGTATTGTGGCTAAGTCGGTTATTTTTGGTATTGCTTACGGTCGAGGGGCAAAAGCTATTGCTGTTGCTGCTAAAGAGCAGGGAATTGAAATTACCGTCGATGAGGCGCAAGCCGTTATCAACGCGATTTTTCAAATGTATCCGTTACTGAAGCCGTTTTTTGAGGAGTGTCAGCAAAGGGCTACCGGTCGCTATGTAGATCCTGGAACTGGAGAACTTGTAAAAGAGCGATACCTGTGTAACTGTTACGGACGTTTTCGTCGGTTTCCTGATTCTGCCGGTGACCTAGCTTTGGCTGCTGAGTTTGAACGTCAAGCAATGAACTATCCGATTCAAAGTATGATTGCTTCTGCTGTAAGTCGTGCGTTGGCTTACATCCACGACTACAAGATGAAGCAATTTAGAAAAGGTCGGGACATGTTCACAATCCTCCTACAAATTCACGATGCGATTTTGTTGGAGGTTCCTTACAAATACGTTAAGCACGTGTGTGAGCATGTGTTACCGACGTACATGAGAAAGGCTGTGCCAATTTACCCTTCTAATTTGGAAGGGATACCAACAGGTTCGGGGCCTTACTATCTTGGTATTGAAGCTGAGGTGATGGATCATTGGGGCGAAGGATTAACTTTCGAGCAAGCAGTCGAACGTAATCTACCTACTGGTCACGGTGGAGTTGAAGGTTGCGTTGTGAACTACAGCAAACCTGGAGAAGCTAAACCGCAGCGTTCTGTTGTCCTGGCTAGTAAAGCAAGGCCTGTTGCAAATCTTGTTGAACCTGAGAGGTTTCCAAAGAAAAGGAAATGGTAAATGTTTGTAGTGATTGAGGGTATTGATGGTTCCGGCAAAGGTACCGTAACTACGAAGTTACTTGCTACATTAGCGAGTGCAGAGGTGAAAGCAGAGAAACTAAGCTTCCCAAGGTACGAGAACACAAGTTACGGAAAACTTGTTGGACGTTATTTGAACGGTGACTTTGGTACTGAAGCCCATCCTTATCTGCATGGTACTTTGTTTGCCATGGATCGGTTTGAAAGTCGGGATTACTTGAAAAACCGATTGAGCAACTGTGACTTTGTGTTATGTGACCGATACATTCCGTCAAACCTGTGTTATTCCGCAATGAAAGTGGAGGAAGGAGAACGTGATGCGCTGGTAAGACATTTTGCGAAGTTCGAGTATGGGTTTCTCCAGATGCCCGTACCTGACGTGATTTTTTTCCTTGACGTTCCGGTAAAGTTTGCAGTCCAAAACATTGCCAAGAAGGCGACACGCAGCTATACTGATAAGGCCTCGGATATTTTCGAGGCAGATGAGCAGTATCTGAGCCGTGTGCGGTCCTTTTACATGTCGGAACTGATAAATTATCATCCGTCTTCGACATGTTTTCAGACCGTCGAATGTGTATCCAATGACAGTCTCAAACCGATTGATGAAATCGTAGAGAATGTGCGTGGAATGTTGTTTCAAATGTACGAAAGAGGAATTGACTGATGCGTAAGAAAAGAAGTTTGGTGCCACGTACTCGTGAGTCGGTAAATCGACAGTTGGACAGTACGAAGGATGACGGATTTGCGATGACTCCGAAAGGAGACTTCAGCATCAATCCAAAGCTCAAGAATGTTCGGTTTGATCGTCTCCGTTGCTACAAGAACGGAAAAACCGTCATTCGTATCTGGAACATGCTTGATCCAGAGAACCCCAGTGACGCGTTGCTAAACGGTCGTTTGTCCGCAGTCGACATGGCTGGTCTTGGTGGGATGTCCATTTCAGAGCCTGCGTACTGCGTGCAGTATGCTGGTATTAACAAGGACACTATCGGCAATTACCTGTCTAGACCAGAAGATGCTGAGCCGTGTTCTTACATCATCGCTCGTAGTAAGGCTAGCGTCTATGAGGGTGTCGGGTTCTGGGACGAACCGTATGTCAAGCTGTATGTAACGGCGAAGAAAGCTCGAGACACGGGCGAATTTGGTCACGGTCGTGCTTGGGATCCAAAGTGGAATGCTTTGATGACAAACAAAGAAAACCCAGCTTTGGGTCCGTTCAAGCAACGCCACTTTGTTGTGTGCTCTGTTTACGAAAATGGTCCATCACTGGACTTGACGCGAGAGCACATTGAGTATCGAAAGTCTGGTAAGGACGTCTCGAAGGATATCGCTCGTAATGGAATTCCGCTTGGCGAAGGGCCCGAAGATCCTTTGGTTATTCTTCAGCTCCCGATTAGTGCTGGCAAAAAGCTGTTACAGCTTTGCTGCGCTGAAAAGCAAGATTGGGAAGGCGACGAGAATGTCAATCCATCCGTTATGTTCAAATACGGAGATCCTTGCGGTCATTTCGATGCTAGTTCTGGGATAGTTAAAGGCGGCGTGTTTTTCACGCTGTACAACCCAGAAAAGGTAGAGATTGAAAAGAACTCAACGTTCCGCGGTATCCTTAATCCGCAAGTGGTTGAGTACGAAGCAGCGGTGTCGAAGGTGTATGAAGGACCAAACGGCAAATTGACAGCTGATTTGTCGAAAGAACAGGTCGACAATATCTTGTCGAAGCATTTGTTCTTTTGGAAAGAAAGCAGCGCGGATCCTGAGGATTCGTATTTGTTGCACGAGCCGACAATTGAGGAGCGATGCCTTCTCATTGCAAAGGCGTACAAACAAGTTCCAAAGCTGCTTGAATTTTGCTGGATGTCGAATCCGGAATACTTGAATTTCGATTCCGTTCAAACTGTTCTCAAGAATCGAAAAGCCGTGTTAGTTCAAAAGCCTGACATGGACGACGAAGAGGAAGATGAGGACGACGTCGAAGAGGAAGTAGTGCAAACTACTACACCTGCGACAAAGACCAAGACTACGAAGAAAGCAGACAAACCAAAGAGTGCTGCTGACTTGGTCGACGAATTTGAAGACGATGAGGAAGACGTCAACGCTGCTCAGTCTGATGAAGAGGAATCTTTTGATGACGAGCCTGTTGTTGCAACGAAATCAAAACCAAATCCAACGAAGAAAAAGCCTCCTTTTGAAGTCGAAGACGATTTCGACGATGAAGACGAGGAAGAGCTTGACGAAGACGAGCTTGATGACGATGAGCTCGAGGATGAGGATTTTGATGACGAAGACGATGAGGAAGACGATGCTGAAGAAGAAAAGTCTGACGACTTTGACGACGAGGTAGATAATTCCGCAGTGCAAGAGCAATTGAACAATCACCTGTCAAAGGCGAAAGGTCTTGCTCGAAGCAGCAAACGAACTTCAACACCTCCAAAGGGTAAGAAGTCCTAGTTGTGGCAACATGACTAGAGATGGCCACCTTCAGGCCGACGGCGATGGGTTAAACACTTCGAGTGATTTAGTCCATCGTAGAATGCCACTAAAAGTCAGGGATATTCAGGATCAAACCTGATGGCCCCTGAAGTGAAGATAAGAACTTAGATTCACTGAGGGTCGTGGAGGTTGCTTTAGGTTGTGGCGATGAAAAACCTGAAGTGAAGATAAGAACTTAGATTCACTGAGGGGCAATTGGGTTAGGCTACCCGGTCTTCATCACACTTACCTGAAGTGAAGATAAGAACTTAGATTCACTGAGGGATCTCCAGTGGTGACGTTGAAATTGCTTGAAGTGAAGATAAGAACTTAGATTTACTGAGGGCATCCAAGACTGTTAATTTTTTTCACGGGGTTAGGGCTAAGCCCTGACCCCGTTTTTTTCCTTAAATAAATAGGAGACTTAGTGTGGCAGATTTTGATGACTATGAGCTTCCTGAAACTCCTGTACCTAGTCCGAAACCGGAACGTAAGGCCGCATCAGAGTCTGAAACGAAGCCAAAACCCAAAGCAAAGTCTAAAGAAAAACCGCAGGCAGTTTCGGATAAAACTGAACCTGCTCCTAGCAAGAAGCGTGTTGCCAAGCTGGAAGATGGTCGCAAGCTAACCAACAAAGGCATTGAATCGTTGCGTAGTCGTTGGTCCGCTGAAAATAGTGGACAGAGTCGTAACATGATGATGCAAGGACTGCTAAACGCAGCAAGAAGCAAGTTTGGCGCTGATCGTGTTTTTGGTTCTAGAGAAGAGTTAGATCAGCTAGCTATTGGCATTCCAACACCTAGCCTAGCTTTTGAGTATTTGATTGCGAACGACATTTTTCCATTGTCGAGCGTCATGATGCTTGCAGGTAGTTGGGGTAGCTGCAAATCTGCTCTTTCCTACGAGTTCTTTCGTTGGTTTTACGAGCTTAGCGGTTTGGCTGTTCACACTGACACTGAGGATAAGTTTGACGCACAGTTTGCGTGTGACATCATGCGAGCACCAAAAGATTCAATGCCAATCATTTCAAACCGTGCAAGTTCGGTTGAGCAAATGCAACAAATTTTGACGCATTACTTACGAGAAGTGCAGAAGATGTTGATTGGCACTAAAGAAGAACCTGGGCCAGGTAAAACTGTTCCTGTGTGTTTCTGTATTGATTCGCTTGCTGGTGCGACTTCTGAAGAAATTCAGGAGAAGATTATGAAAGACGGCATGGCAAATCGAACTCACCCTGTTAACGCTTTGAAGAATTCTATCTTCCTGCCAGGCATCAAAAAGCAATTTGAGAACTGGCCGTTTACTTTGTTGGTGGTCAACCACCTCAAAGAAAAACTGGATGATATGGGCAATACCCATCAGTACACGTTAGGTGGCCAGAGTTTCAACTTCCATGAGTCTTTTGAACTGCGTAACTCAATTTGGAAAACCAAATTTCAGAATGCGCAGTTTGAGGGAATTGGCATTCGTATTCATTGCGCGAAGAATTCTTTTGGACCTACTGGTCGTCGAATCAAAACACGTTTTCTTTGGTGGATTGAAGACGACGCAGAGACAGGTGAACCTAGAGACGTTTTTCTTTGGGATTGGAATTGGTCGTTGTGTACGCTGCTGAACGAGATGGACGGAATTCAAAAACAACGGTTGTCTGACCGTGATCTACGTATTCAGTGCAAGAGTCCAGCGGCTGATCTTGAGTGTCTGGCAAACTTCCGAGCGGTAGGTATGGGCAAAGACGAGTACTTGCCTTTTCAAGAAGTGGGTCAGTTGATCCAAGACAACGAAGAGGTATGTAACCGGATTCGTGATGCGTTGAACATCAAGCGAAGATACCATCTTGATCGCCCTTACGATGAGATTATCAAAGACCATTTGAAGAAGGCGAAATAGATGGACAAGATCAATCCGCTAAATCCGTTGCTTGGAAAGATTGAAAAGTTTGAACAAGCCGAATCAGGGATTAGACAATGGGAGTCGGCTAGAGTAGAGTGGACTTTAAGGAGACTCAAGCTTGAGTCACAGCGCAAGGAAATTTTGGCGTCTTCGGTTGGAAACCAGTATACGTTTGCGGAGTTTAGTCGGGTCGTGCCCAGCTTCCCCCTATACTTGATCGCTGAACCGTTAAAGGGTGGTATGCCTATTCACCGCGATCCGCGGTCTATCCATCCTATGTGGTTCAAATCTTTTCGCGGACTTCCGTTCGTCAAGCGCTACGAAGAACGGTTTGAGGAGCTATACTCAACATTCAAAGGCAAACCTTTTGGCATGGTATTTCCACGCAAAGGTTTTGCTCAAGGATTAGTTCTTCACAATGGAGATTGGGATTTGTTCGTGCCGACCCAGTCTAGTTGCCATGTATTCAAAGGTGGTAAAAAGCACGCGATGACCTTGCTGGTTCAACCCTACAGCGGGTTTGTCGATCACATTCGAGATGGTCTCGGATGGACGTTTTAGGGTTAAATTCCGGTTTTTAGAAAGTGAAAAAAACCATGGCAATTTCAACTGAACTCACAGTCAAAGCGCGCGAAGCTATCTTTGAGGAGATGGCACCGGTGACTCGTGATGTGGCTCTCGAAGGTTTGAAGCGATTGCAAGCCGGGTACCAAATTTCGCTGCTAGTGCAGTACGATTTGGGTACCTTGGTTAATTCGATCTACTCAGACGAAACGCTGAATGATGCGCAAAAGAAGAAGGAAATTCAACGACTGGCTGATTATTGGAATCAACCTAACATCAACACGTCGACACTGTACGATTTGCGTAACGTCTCGACAGCTTTTGAGCGAGACTTTATCAAAGCTCAAGTCGAAGAGCGAATGGTCAACGGCGGTTACTTGACGTGGAGTCACTTTAAGGAACTGCAAAAGATCGGGTCAGAAAAACGACAGATGGCGGTTCTCAAGCAGATTCGACAGCACTGCTGGTCTGCAAAAGAACTTGCTTTGGAACTTCAAGGCAAGAAAGAATCCGAAATCAAGCGTTCGGGTGGTCGCAAGCCAGCCTTGCCAAAGACGCCGACAGCGATGTTGCAAAAGATCTTTGCCTCGGTCCAGCAAACAGACAACTATTTGGAAGCTGTTGCTGAGCCGCTTGAAGGTATGTTCATGGAGATGGCTCCAACTGAGTTTGATGAGCAGTTTGTTGAAAATCTTGACAACACATTGTCTCGGCTAGATCAGATGGAACAACACATCAAAGAAACGCGCAGCAAGCTCAAGAACGTACGCAAACGAGCTGCTTCAATTGCAACTTCGTCCGAACCTGAAATGGCTCTAGCTGCCAAGAAAGCGGTAACTGAAGATCCAGGTCAGAATGGTGAAGATGCGGCAGAAAGCATAGTCGCAGCGGGCAAGATTGACGGTCGAAAGGCCCCTAGGCGAGCTCGTAAGTAGTTTGCGTAGTGATTTTGTGGTAGGGAAACCCGCAGTTTGCTACGTTAGCAGCTGCGGGTTTTTTTTTAGTTTCTAGATAGGTAACTCCAGTATGTTTTCTGTCTGCGCGCTGTTTTACGGCGATTATCCTGATCTAGCTAAACGCTTGTTGGACTCCTTACGCGTCAACGAGTATGTACAAGATTTTCGTTTTGGATTGAACCAGGTCGGACATAAAACGCTGGACTACATTCATAGTTGGTCATTGCAACAATATCATCAACAAAAGGTCTACGTTTACACTGAAGCTAACGGGGCAAACATTGGCAAGTATCCTTTGATGCGTCAAATGTTTAGAGATCGAACTGTCGCTCGCCGAATTATGTGGTTTGATGATGACAGCTACGTTGATTCTTCGGCCGGTAAAGAGTGGTGGTCTCGCGCATACGAGTTAAGCCGTAACAAGATTCAAGTAGGTGCAGTACATTTGATTATGCAACGAAACAAGCAGTATGAAGTGATACAGCAGCAATCATGGTTTACAGGTAAAGTCATAAACGCAAAACATCGTTTTGAATTTGCAACAGGCGGATGGTGGATTGCTGATTCTTCTTTCTTGTTGCAGTGGGACTATCCGTTTCCTGCGCTTTACCACAACGGCGGTGACTCTATTCTGGGAGAGCTTTTGCGACAGCAAGGTCATTCTGTGACTAGATTTCCAGGTGGAGTGCAGTGTCACTGTGAAAGCTGTTTACGTCATGGTACAGGACAAGGTAAGCCTGTAGTGCACATCAACGTTGGTGGACGAAAAGGGCGGCGAGGTATTGGCGTGCAAAACGAGCGTTATGTCTGGAATGACGGTAATCCAGTTCCATCATTAACTCATCAAAACTTTGACATGAGAGTTCTGCGATATGAAGTTTGATTACTATTCGTTTGACGTTGAGCCTTACGTTCAAAAAGGAGTTCAACCATTGTTTTGGTTGGATGAAAAATTAGATCCGGCTTCTGTGTTTTACACATTGTCAGACCCAGCTACTGGCAATTACTCAAAGAGTGTCGGTAAAGTTCATCGCATACCCGTCTTTGCAATGTCGACACCTCCCACTGAAAACAGTGATTTGCAGTATTTGACACACGGAAGTCTTTTGACCGCGTTAGGTATGGAAGTCGCTATGCGATTTCTCAATCAACTCAACTTAGACAAACCGGCAGTCAGAGCCGTTATCTTGATGGCTCAAACGTGCCATCAATTAGCTGACAGACGTTATCGGGCATATTTTGGAATCACTATTGAGGCAAAATAACAATGTTTGATTGGACAAAATTGCAGCCTAGCGACGGTTACTTTGCAAGGCTTGAGTTTTCCGGTGGAACAGCAACTTTGTTCTTAGGGTTGCAGGTCGACGGAAAGCTGCACAAAGCAAGGACAGTTTCACTGGCTTCTGATGCTGATGTGTTTCAACTAGGAAACATGAAGCGCAAGCTAATCGTGCTTGAAGCAATTGCAGAGTATTTGAATGCTGGCGGATATGTAGAAGAGCTTGCAGACCTTTTACCGCAAGGTGAAGGTTCTTTGTGGGCAGAGGGCTGGCACTACTTTGATGGCGGCGTAGAGCCGACAACAGGTCATCGCGTTCACGAATTTATGGATGATAAGTGTGAAAACTTTGTACGGTGGGTACGGCACGAATTCATTGACACAAACCTTACTTTGGAGGAGATAAGTGACGACCAACTCGAGTCATCCCCCATTGCCTCACTTATCCGTCAGTCAGATCTTGAAGAGGCGGGACAAACTGACGGCGAAGTCCTCGGACTTCCTGGGTCATAAATTGGTTGCAGGCACTTTCCAGGCATTTGTTGATCGTTTGCATGCAAATCTGCCTGGATTGGTTTTGCGACACACAGTTCACGAAAGCGTCAAGCATCTTCTTAAGAAGGAGTTAACGCAAGACTTGTTGGTAGATACGGCTTGGAGGTTGGCAGGTAATCTTGAAAAGCTACTAGAACAGCAACCAGTACCGAAATGGAACGGGCAAAAAGAGTTTGAATGGATTCCAGCTCAAGTTTGTGAAATACAGACTGTTCGTCGATTTGGTAACTTGGTCAATTTTTTGTCTTTTCAAAGTTTAGCTGGCAGCGTTGTTCCATTACGGTTGACTCAATTCTGGTCCTTCAAAAAAACCAATTACCTATCAGTTTACAAAAACTCGTCAGGTTATGGTTTTGGGTTTAGTCGTTCTAGGATTAATAGTCGTGGAGAACAGCAGAATACAGGACTGTATCGTAATCCGATGCAGTTTTACGGGCTACGATGCTTTCTGTTGCTAGACCCCGTACGCTCGCAACCTGATCCATTTGTGATAGAGGTAGGTCACACAAGCGCAACAACTGAGTACAATAAACGATTGATTGAAGGAAGAGACAGGGCTAGAACACCTTGCATAAAAAAGTTTCCGAATACTTTAGAATGTTACATGTGTCCTATTGGAGTTGATCGCTGTGTTCTTGCAACGCACGAAGCAACATACGAAAGAAAGCTCTGTCCAAAATGCGCTTGTGTTAGCTTTTTTGATCCAACTGAAATAGAGTATCCAGAACTCTGTTTGACTTGTTCTCGTGAAGAAAGAAAACGATGACACTACAGGCTAGAATGACTGCGGATGATCGCCGATTGTATAATCCGGCTCGCGATGTTGCGCATAACTTTCAAGAAGTTATGAACCTAGTTGCGGGTCGTTTAGAGGACTACGCTTGGCCGGAGCTCAACGAAGTTCTGGCTCGCGAAGGAATCACAATTGATGATTTAGGGGAAGCTTGCGGTGCTTATTGTCGGTATTTAGCTAGCGCAGCGCAGGAGCCTAACGTGTCTATGGCCGAAGGCTTAGCTCGTTCAGGTTTTACGCAATGCGAACCTGCTGCGCAGGTAGCTGTGATGGCAATGCTGGGTACCTGTTATTCAGGTATTCAGCATGCTGGCATTCGAGAAGCTAGCGTTGGCGGCGAAGGTCCGATGTACACCGTGGCTGACTTGATCGTGCATGCAGAGAGATTTCAAGCACACATAGGTCAATCACGTTGGCGTCGCCGATGGGAAAGATTGAAAGGAAAAATCAAAGCTGGAATTAAAGCTTTGAGGTCCTAGTTGTGGCAACATAACTAGAGATGGCCACCTTCAGGCCGACGGCGAGGGGCTAAACACTTCGAGTGATTTAGTGACTCGCAGAATGCCAATAAAAGTCAGGGATATTCAGAATCAAACCTGATGGCCCCTGAAGTGAAGATAAGAACTTAGATTCACTGAGGGCGGGAAACCGATACGAACTTGATGAAATGGGAAACAGCCTGAAGTGAAGATAAGAACTTAGATTTACTGAGGGCCCGTATCGTCGGTGTTTGACGTCATTTTAACGAAAGGGAAAATTATGGTTAAAAAAATCAAGGACGTATACGTCCGAACAATTTGTGTTCCGGTTGCTGAGTGTATCTCGCATACCAAAACAGAACTTTACGCAGCTATACGAAAGTCACTTGATGCTTCGCGTAGAGTTTCAAACTTGGCGGCAAGCGAATGTGCGCGGCAAGACGATATCCGCGATGAAAAGTGCAAAAAGTTGTATACATATCCTGCATGCCACGATCCGTTATTGGATGCGGTACCAGGTAAGGGCGCGATTGTTTCGGCATTATGTCGTGCCGTAGAGAAAAACTACTTGCAAGATCGGTGGAAAGTTCAGCGAGGCGATCGAAGTCTTCGTAACTATCGTACCATGCCGTGGCCGCTGCTACAGAGTCAAGGCCATTTTAAGCTAATTGACGATGGAGAATTTTTAGTTGCAAGAATTCGACTGTTTGACGGAACCTATGACGTTCGTTTGGCAGGCGGAAGTAACTACCGAGATCAAATAGCAGGTTTGCGTAAGTCAATTTCAATTGACGGTATAGGCGACAGTAAGTTGTGGATTGAAAAGGCAGGAGATAAAAAGCACAAAGCGATGCTTGGCATTAGTGTTAAGTTGCCTAAGAAAGTTGAAAAAGAACGAACCGGTGCTGTTGAAGTAGTGAGCGGCATTGAATTTCTTGTTGCGATGACTATTCCACGAAGGCAAAGTCCTTTTGTTTTTACTGGTGAAGACGTTCGGATTTGGAAAGAAACAAGCGTCCGACGTAATCAACAGTGGAGACAGGCAAGAAAACAAGGCGCTGACAGAAAACGGTTGCGAGAACAATCGAGAGCATTTGCGGAAAAAATGCAACGCAGACTCAAAACTAAAGTTCACGAGCTGGCGTCGCAGATTGTTAAAAAGGCTGATAGATGCAAAGTCGCAACAATCGAAATCGACTTTACCATCAAGAGTTATTTGAAACAATTTCCATGGAGTGATCTTAAGGAAAAAATCAAGCACAAAGCGGAGCTATGCGGTATTGCGATTTTTGACAAAACGCAGACAATAGCAGAGCCAGACTTAGACAAGCCTCATATTTACTTTTTGTACGATCCAAACGCAGAGCGCGTAAAGATTGGCAGGACGAAAGGTAAAGCAGGTCGGTTGGAGTCATACTACACATTCGTGCCTGATTGTGTAGTGTTGGCGATCGACAATCAGCCAATCAACAAATTGGTAAGCAGAGAAAACCATTGGCACGCTTTGTTTGACAACCATCGCGTGACAGGTCGAAAAGAAGCTGGCAATGAGGTATTTGAGGCTGGTTACGTAATTAAGTGGTTGCGAGATAGGGGCTGGTTAGGAAATGCCGGAAACCTCTCGCAGATCGCTCAAGTCCTAGACGTGTCTTAAGATACGTTTAGAGATGGCCACCTTTAGGCCGACAGCGATGGGTTAAACACTTTGAGTGATTTAACCCCTCGCAGAATGCCATTAAAAGTCAGGGATATTCAGGGTCAAACCTGATGGCCCCTGAAGTGAAGATAAGAACTTAGATTCACTGAGGGAGGATGTGATCGATCGCAGCTTGGCCTTTCAGCCATCCTGAAGTGAAGATAAGAACTTAGATTCACTGAGGGCTCGGAGGAAAACTCATGTTCGATGACAATGGAACACCCTGAAGTGAAGATAAGAACTTAGATTCACTGAGGGCCCATACTCGAGATCCATCTCTTTCTCGACGATAGCCTGAAGTGAAGATAAGAACTTAGATTCATTGAGGGCAATGACGCGATCGGCCGATCGCTGAGACGAGCACATTTGAAGTGAAGATAAGAACTTAGATTCACTGAGGGCTGTGAGCCTCGACGTAATCCTGCATCGTGATCGGAACCTGAAGTGAAGATAAGAACTTAGATTCATTGAGGGCAATGACGCAATCGGCCGACCGCCGAGACGAACACACCTGAAGTGAAGATAAGAACTTAGATTCACTGAGGGAGGGAAGGAATAGAAACGTAAGGATGCGAAATGATTATCAATGCGTGGGATAATCAATTTACTGCAAAGTATGGTCATCACTTTCCACCGTCTTACTTATGCTTCGACACGGAATTTACCGGTCGAAGCGAGCGGGATGACTTGATTGTAGAAATTGGTCACGTTCTGGTAGAGGATGGAAAAATAGTCGACCGGTTCAACCTTGTGTTGAACTGGTATGAAATGAACATTGTTCCTGCATCTTGGTTGGACTACAAACTCAATCAAATGCGGCACATTGTAGGGCCAGAATGGAGATTGCTTCCTGAAACTGTGAAGAAAGAAGGAATCAATCCTCTTCAAGCTTTGCGGTTTTACCATAAGTTGTTTCACACTTGGGCAAACCGAGGTTTGCCCTTTGTCGCGCAGAATGGCACAAATGCTGATGAACCTATGATTCGAGGAAACTTGAATAGGTTTTTGAACAAGACTTTTGAAATACCGGCAAACAGTTACTTTGATACAGGAGCAATTTTCAAGGCCAATCAAATTTGGCAGGCACAAACCGGTGATTTGACTAACTATCGTGCAATCATATTGCCCACTAGAACTGAAACGTTGAAAGCGTATTTTCATCGAGTGTGTGGTGCTAGGATACGAGGTGTTCACTGGTCACTTAAGTTGATCTTGGAACATTTCGATCTGATCAAAAAACACAACTTGGATACTTCTAATTTGCACAATGCAGGTTTTGACGCCTTGTGTTTGCATTTAATAATGGAAGAATACCGCTCAATGGTAACACCGCGAGAAATTCCGGCACCTGAAGTGCCTCGCGTGTTCAAAGCCGATCAAGTAAAACCTAACCTTATACCTGTGCAAAAGCAAAACACTTCTACAGTTACCGGGCAGAGTGCTTCGCAACAGACGCCGAAGCCTTTGAAACGTCAGCGTCTGATGTGAGGGCTGTAATGGTTGTGAAGAAAAAGAAGGCGGCGGCTTGTACTAATGATAAGCCGGTCAAGAAAAAGCGAATCAACTCTCGCGACAAAGGTGCGGTTGGTGAACGAGAGTTGGCAGGTGAATTTAATCGGCTGTTTGGTACAGCAGCTCGGCGAGGGCAACAGTTCAGTGGCTTGGAAGGCGAAGACGTCGTAGGCTTAGACGGTATTCATGTTGAAAGCAAGCGAGTGGAAAATCTAAATATCCACAAAGCAATTTCTCAAGCTGTTCGCGATTCCAAGGAACGCAAAATTCCTGCGGTGTTTCATCGTAAGAATCGAACCGACTGGTTGGTCACGGTACGATTAAATGATCTCGTAAAGTTTGCAGAATGCGTGCAAAATCTGGTAAAGTGTACGCACAAACTAACGACACCAAAGGTTGCGCAAAAGAAAAAAGCAGTGGAGATTTACGATTACAATTAAGTAATCGCTATCCAGTGCGTTTCAATTCCGGAATTTAGAAAGGATCGGCATGAGTGATTCAGAGCCAACCGCTGAAGTAGATCAGCTTAAACAGGAAATGGAAAAAGTCGCAGCAGCGGCTAACCAACTTGTAGCTGGTAATTCTAACTTCGCACAACTACTGGCAAGCATGTTAGCCGCAAGACAGCTTTACGCTATGTGCATGTATGAGCTTGAGTGGCTGGTACGTGAAGGCGATTGGAAGGTCAAAGACATTCCAGAAATGACCGATCACAACAAGATGATGCTGAAAGAGATTCTGGTTAATGCAGCTGCGGTGCAGGCACAACAACCTTTTGACGAAAATGTACTGTTCCAAGGCATGTCGAGTACGGTTTTTCCTTGGATGCAAAAGGTTGTTGTAAAACACTCAGAGTATCAAGCCAAAGAACGACTCAAGCTTTTTGAAGCACAAGAAAAGGTTCGCGTAGAGACGCCAATTGATCTTGGGTTGTCAATTTCAGAAGCACCTTTGCAACGACAAATGCCTGTACTGTTGGTTGGCGAGAGTCATGTGCTTGCTTGGGTTATGTCACAGGTAAAAGCACACGTGGCCAATTGCGACAACATTCGGCAAATTGTTGAGCTAGTTGAATCCGCACCAAAGGAGCCTAGTGAAAAGACGATTCATGTTCCCGTTGGCGAATGGCAAAATTGCGCAAATTCAAACAACGGATTTCAACGGGTTTACGAACGGTTTATTCTTCCGCAATTAAGCAATCCTGTTGATGTGTTGTTCGTTCCTAATTTGCTACCTGCTTACAAGAGTATGTCATTCATCTCAGTTACAACACGGGCGAATGAAATACAATTCAAACTCAAGAAATGGACAAATGCTGCTGGGGCTTTGCTGGTTGGCGGTTTGGCACTAGATAGGCCTTTGAAAGCCAATGAGTTGAACTTGCCTGAGTTTGAAACTTTGAGAGTGCATAATGTGCTTCGCGGAGTTTCTGCTGTGCCAACAGATGTGCCTGACCAGTGGGCAATTCACGTAGGAGCACATGTGGCTGCTACGATCTCTACAGAAGAGTTGCACAGTTACAAAAAAACTAGCATTGTGGTGGAGTAACCAGGCGAATGTATATTTACGTCAGTTGGTGCTACACCAGTGAAGCAGCTCAGGCAGATAACGCCAGGCAAGAGTGGCTTAAAAAGGTAGAGAAGAGCAAAGTCGAAGAGGACAAAGCTCTTGCGCTGGCTTTGAAGCTTGAAAACTGTTTGCCTGAGTATTCTGAATATTTGAAAGCTACAGCGAATCGAAAGATGATTTTCGATTCGCTGACGGCTAATTTGCTAGGTATTCGTTTTGTTGTTCCTGCGTTGGGTGAAGTGCAGTCTTTTAAGTTAGCGAACCGATTGCCGGGAGAGAAAAAACTTCCGGTTGCTGTAGGCGCGCGAAACTGGCTATTAAACGCATGTAACGGTGAATGGAACGGTAACCTTAGACGTTCAGAGCGATTTCGCGTAACGTTTGTTGGGATGCCTGACTTAGACCTTTTCTTGCATAACTGGGCACTAGCTTGTGCGGTGTACGATCAACCTTTGCCAGTAGACTTGTGGCAATTAACGCCAAGGTATGAATTGCCTCCCAGCACTACTGTGCGAGAACTAATTACTAGCTGTGCAGCTAATCAGGAAGATCCAGATAAGGCTGCTAAACATAAAGCACTAATCCGCGGTTGGTTTAGTTCTTCTTCCAGCGCTGAACGAGACAGTGCCATACTTCTAGCCACGGCTTTCAAGCTTGGTTTTAAGGGAGTCTAGTGTGGCAGATGACAAGCTACCAAAGTTAAAGGAAGACAAGTTTTACGCGTTTAAGCCTTTTCGTGTATCTAAATACCGAATTGAGTTTCAGAACGCCGGTAAGCTTGCTGACATTCCGGGTTATGTTTGGTACACGCCTGCACTGCTTTATATTTGGGGTCGATATCAAGAAACAAATTTGGCAGATGCTGTACAACAGCATGATCTCCAGATTTTTTGGTATCGTTTTGATAAGCCTATCTTTAGTGGCTTTACTGTTAATGGCGACCCAGGATGGAATCATATTTTGTGGGCGGCAAGAGAAGATCAGTGGTCTAAGCTTGTTGATGCTATACTTGAAACTGTTCAATTCGACATTCCTAACAAACTGCTGTATCAGTACGCCTTGCAGCAATTAGTTGTTCCGGATCCATTGACGCACGATGTTCAAAGACTGCTACTGCCTACACATCCAAAAGTGACAATTAATGTGTTTGCTGTACTATCCAACACAAAGCAAATAGCTTTTGACACAAGAAAAGCTGTACCGCATTGTCCAAGTGTGGTTCAATTTAAGCCGGATCCGATCCACGTTCGAGCAGGTCAACTGTTGTTCTGGGACGATAAGTTGAATCAGGATAAAGCGTTCGAGCGTTATAAAGAAATTTTGATGCAGACACAGGATGAGGAGTATCAGCAAAAAGTCAGCGATCAGAAAGGGAAACAATGAACAGGCCTACAGAATTTCCGCTAGCTTCTTTGAGGCAATTTTTGATACCAGATCAGGTTGTGCTCTTTCGCTCATTCATTGCGGCAAACATTGAAGAACTAGATTATCAAATCAATGAATGGGTCAGAGAGTCAAAAGCCATCATAGCTGTACCTGGAACTCTGACGTTGTTGGGTGATCAAGGTGTTGGTCTGTGTTTGACTTACGTAAACGCAGTGGGGAGCACATGAGTAGCTCAAGCAAAGGAAATGCTATTTGGGAAACTTTTAAGACGGCCGTTCCAGGTCTAGCTGATAAGCTTGAGTCAAGCGAGCCACCTTTAGAAGATTCCGGAGTTGCGTTCATGCAGCTTATGGGTAGCTTGCCTGACGACGTACAAGAACTTATCAGAGCAAATCACCTTAAAGCGGACGAGATTAGTTGGCAGAAGGAAATCAAGCATGTTTGGTGCCTATGTGACATGGCTGAGGGTGAATTTCCAAAGACGTATGAGTTCGATACGTTACACGAATTAGTAGCGGCTATGACTCGGGCAGAAGGCAGAGAAACTGCGTTAGTTGCTTTTTATGGTGTGCGCTTGCCGTTTAGTAAAGTACAAGCGACTAACGCAGGAAAACGTTATCGTTGTTTGTTTTTACCAAACGAAATGGTTGCATTGACAGGGGAACAGTTTCAACTGATTGAGCAGTCTTTGCTCGACAACAACATTGAAATTGAAGAGCAAGGTTGGGTGGGTGATCCTGCCTTCTTAGAAACTCCTACCTATTACACTCCAGGTTATGTAGAAGATGATGAGTTTTCAGCTGATCCTGATTTTGATGATGACGATGACGGCCTAGCGCCGGACGAAGCCTAGTCTTTTTTTTTAGCTATCAGCGAAAGGAAATCATATGGCAGACCAAGGAATTCGAGCAGATACACCTGACCCTACTAAGTACTTCCCCAATAGAGGCATGCCTGGAACAATGATTCCAAGAGCAGGCAAAGAAGGAGAATCACTTGGGTTTGATCATAATAAGCCGCAAAAAGTGGTTGTTGATCCCGGTGAAGCAGGCGGTGGTTTTGAATTGGATTTGTCGGAAATTGCAAAACACAAAAGTACGTTTAACGCAGCTGCAAGCAAATCGTCAGTTGTCAACGATGTGTCTTCTTTTTATCGTGAGTTTAGTCGTCGCTTGAATCAACCGGAACTTGCACCTGTAAAGGAAAAAATTATGTCAGAATCGACTAAACCTACCTCTGAAAAGCCAATACCCTTACAGCCTCTGCCAGCTATCCCTATGCTGGAACAACCGCAAGTGCAAGAAGTTGATCGTCTACTTGCAGAACAAGCCAAAAAAGCCGCAGAGTTGAAAGCTCAATACTTTTCTGCACCAGTAGCACCGCCTCAGATTAATTGGGAACCTACATATGCTGATTCGCGAAACAATCAGTTGCGAGACCAACAAATGGCGCAACAGACGAATTTGATTAACGCTTTAATTGAGCGAGTTAATCAACTTTCAATGCCCGTAGTAGAAAAGCGAGCAGAGCCTTTAGTGGAAGAAACTTCTAAAGTTAATGAGTTTGCTAGCCTGCAAATTCCTTTCTTGTCGGGGGAGAAAGCGGTTCGACCGGAATATGAAACCTATTTTGAGATGTCTAGAATGGGTACAATGGCAGCTCGGTATCATGCCGTGATTGCCGGACAGTCTTGCCTTGCCTTAGTTTATGACACTCGATTTGTTGACGGGTTTCAGTACCTACCACCCAATTTGGGTGAAGAACGAATCGTGGTTTCAATACCAAAACTCAAGCAAACTTACAGTTGTTCTTCACTTGGTTTGCATTGGTCGCTAGGCTGTTTAGATGTTGTGATTTTGATTTTGCACAAAGGAGATGAATCGTGACAATGGAAAAAAACGGAGCAATCAGCAGCGAAACTCCCAATTCTTGCGGAAAAGGTTGTGGTTGCAAAAAAGTCAAACAAGCAAGTAGCTTCATTCCTAGCCAGCCTAAGCAACTTGAATTTACATTCCCTGAAGATACGAAAACCGCAGACGCGATTGACAAAGACCTGATGAAAGAAGCAATTGATTGCGTCAAAAACGCAAGCGTGCAGCAGTAATTCATCGGCATTGTCAAGGAGGATTGGTGAATGTCACTCTACGGAACCTCGAGCCCTTTTTTCAATCGAGGGGCAGGTACAACTTATTCTGAGTCTGCATTCGCTGACCCTTTTAATGATTACGCAACAACGCAGATGCCGACCACCATGCGGTCGGCACTATGGTGGTCAGAGTATATCTGGCAGGTACAAGGTACCTACCGCATGGCAATGGAACGAATTGTTAGTTACTTTTTGACTGATATTGAGTTAGGCGGCGAAGCCAGCGACGACGAAAAAAAGAAATACAAAGAATTTCTAGACGAACAGCTTTATGCGTTGAATTTCTTAGGGCAGGTCATGCGTGACCGATTGTGTTTTCATGGAGACGTGAAGACAACCACACGGGACGGTGTGTTCAAACTTCGCGAGCTGGTCGGGCAGACCGTCGATGTTCTCTCGCGAGACGGCGTGTATCGCCCGGCGACCTTCAAGTCGTTTGGCCGACAGGAGCTGCTCCAGGTCGAGTTCTCCGATGGCCGCACCGTGTTGGCCACCCCCGAGCACGAGTGGATCGCGCTCAACTGCTCGGGCAAGGAGGTCACGGTCGCGACCAAAGACCTCAAGCCCCGGTACCGGATCCAGCGCACGGTGGCCCCCCGCCCCGCCAAGGACGCCGATTACCACGAGGGCGTGCGCCACGGTTTCACCTTTGGCGACGGCTACCTGCATCAGCGCAGCCCCAGCCGCCCGGGTGGCTCCGAGCGGCCCCTGGTCAGCTGCGCCTGCTTCTATGGCGACAAGGACAGCCAGCTGCTGCCTTACTTCGAGGGGCACGGCTATAAGCCACTATCACAGCCCGAGCAGAACCGGGTGGTGATCGACGGCCTGCCAGCGCACTACAAGCAGCTGCCTGCCAACGACGCCAGCGCCAGCTACTGGTACGGCTTCGTGTCCGGATTCCTAGCCGCCGACGGCACCGTCGACCAGCACGGCTGTGCCCTGCTGACCCAGATCACGCGGACCACCCTCGAGGCCATCGAGGCCCAGCTGCCGCGGATCGGAATGGCCGCTGGGCCGATCCGGGCCCAGCGCCGGATCACCGACCTGCGGAAGTACAACGGCGAGAATCGCACCAATTCTGGAATTTACGACACCACGATCCACTTCATGACACTGCTCAAGCAGTTCATGACCCCCGACGACTTCCTGCTCGAGCACCACCGCGCCAACTTCTGCGCCGAGTGGAACCCTGAAAGCAGCTACGGCCGCTACGTGGCGGTGCGAGGCGTGACCGAGACCGGGCTGGTCGACGAGGTGTTCTGCTGCCAGGAGATGGAGACGCACACCTTCGTCATCGACCAGGGCGTGCTGACCAAGAACTGCTATGGCAACGCATTTGCCAGCGTTGTTGTTCCGTTTCGCAGATACCTGCAATGCCCTAAAACTGGCGACATGTATCCTCTCAAAGTTGTTTACTACAATTTTGATTTCAAGTTCAACGATCAATTTGAGTTTGTCGCAACTTGTCCAAAAACAGGTTGGCGTGGTCCGTGGCAGTTAATTGACAAACCACGAGAAGAGTCAGATCACTTAATCTTGAAGCGTTGGAATCCGCACGAGATTGAGCTACTGCACGATCCATACACAGACGAAGTCGCTTATCTTTGGCGCATTCCTGAGTATTACAAGCGAATGGTTAAAGAAGGCAATCTCTTTCACCTTGAGCGAGCTAGTAAACAAGTTCTTGAGGCGATTCGACATAACAAGTTGTTTCGTTTTAATAAAGAAGCGCTCTTTCATATGAAAGAGCCAACTTTAGCCGGTATTCGTAACATGGGATGGGGTATTCCCAGAAGCATAGTTAATTACCGACAAATCTGGTATGTACAAGTGCTTCGCAGATATAACGAAGCCATTGCGCTGGACTACATTGTTCCGTTCCGCTTGATTACGCCAGGTACTAGTGGAGGTACAAGTGCAGGCGGTATCGCGACAAACGATCCAATGAGCATTTACGCCGCAGGTGATTTCAGATCTCAAGTGCGAGGCATGCTTAACCGTAGACGTCGTGATCCTGCTTCTTGGCAAATGCTGCCGTTTCCGGTGAATTACCAAATGCTGGGCGGTGACGCAAAACAGCTTGCACCAACTGAAATGATCCAGCAAGGGTACGAAACATTATTGAATGAATCTGGCGCTCCAGTTGAGTTTTACAACGGAAGTTTGGCTATTCAAGCTGCTCCTGTTGCTTTGCGCCTGTTTGAAAGCACACACCGGCAATTAGTCACTGATGCAAACATGCTCTTGCAATGGATGGTTAACGCTATCAGTCGTATCATGTCCTGGGAATTGATAGACTGCAATTTGAAGCGAGTAACCATCGCAGACGACATGCAGAAGCAAATGTCTGCTTTGCAGCTCATGATGGGTCAACAGCTTTCAGGTACTTCTGGTCTTGCTGCAATTGGCTACGACTGGGAAACAGAACAAAAACGTATTGCTGACGAAGCTCGTAAGCAACAGGAAATGCAAGCAAGGCAACAAGAAGAAATGGAGCAAGCTGGGTTTGCTCAACAAATTGCTAAGGGTGTTAATCCAATGGCTCCTCCTGCGGGCGGCGATCCAAATGCTGCGGCAGGTGGTGCGGGTGGCGCACCTGCTGGTGGTGCTCCAGCAGGCGGAGATCCAGCTGCTGCGGGTATGCCATCGCAGTCGCCAGTATCTAACTACATTCAATCCATGGGCCCGAACGCCATGGTTACACCAAATGATTTGCAATCCGCAGCAGAACAACTGGCAAATGAATTGCTTGGTTTGCCTGAAGGGGTAAAAGACTCAGAATTACGCAAGCTCAAGCAGTTCAATCCAACTTTGCACTCTATTACTCGAGCAAAGATGGAC